AAAGTATGTGGAGTTTGTGCATCAGGGGCGATGGATACCTGCTAAGTTTCTTGTATATATATGCGATACCGTTGATAAACTTTTAAGGGATGAACTAAAAAATGAGAATGGAGAACCGTATATTGGGCTTATTATTCAGCTACCGCCTCAGCATGGGAAATCATGTACAATAACAGAAACATTGCCATCATATTTTTTAGGCCGTAATCCATACGGCAAAGTAATTGAAATCAGTTATAATGACGAGTTTGCCGTTAAGTTTGGCAGAAGAAATAAACAGAAAATAGAAGAGTTCGGGAAACTTTTGTTTGGGATAGAATTATCTAGGGATAGCCAGGCAGCAGCGGAATTTGAAATAGAAAAAACAAGGGGAAGCATGATTAGCAGAGGTATAGGGGCTTCTATTACCGGTAATCCTGGTGATTTGATTATCATAGACGACCCTTACAAAAACAGGCAGGATGCGGATAGTCCAGCTTATAAGAAGTTCGTTATAGAAGAATGGCTTAACACTATTCGTACAAGGAGAAGCGCAAAAGGTAAAATAATCCTTATACAGACCCGCTGGAATGAAGACGATTTGGCGGGATATTTGCAAGATACGGAGCCGGAAAACTGGTTTGTTATTTCATTCCCTGCAATAGCGGAAAAATACGAAGCAGAAACCGGTAGACAGCCTGGGGATGCTTTATTTCCGGAGATAGGCAAGGATAAAAAATGGCTTGAGAAGGAAATGCAGAGCTATAAGAACGATCCGCTCCAGGGCGGGGAGAGGGCATGGAATGCATTGTACCAGCAACGGCCGACTTCGCTTGAAGGCAACATGATAAAGCGACATTACTGGCAACGGTACAGGCTTTCTTTGCAGATGCAAAAAGGCGTAGGATTTAACGAAATAGTGCAGTCATGGGACTGTACATTCAAGGATACCGATGGTACCGACTTCGTTGCAGGGCATGTATGGGGCAGGATTGGGGCAAACTGCTATCTTTTAGACCGTATTGCATATCCCATGGATATTATTAAAACAATGGATAATATACGGCTTATGACAAAAAAATGGCCTAAAGCATTGATTAAGTTGATAGAAGATAAGGCAAACGGACCGGCTGTAATACAAATGCTTAGGACAAAGATACCTGGAATTATACCGGTTAAAGCAACAAAAAGTAAGGCAGAGAGAGTAAACGCAGTACTCCCGTTATGGGAAGCTGGAAATGTATTTATTCCTGATGAGATAGAAGTATCACCTGGGGTATGGCAAAAATGCTTGTGGGCAAATGAAGTTATTGAACAGTGTGCGGCATTCAGGCCGGAAAAGAAGGAGCAAAGGGATGACGATGTTGACGCCGCAAGTCAGGCATTGAACCGGCTTATGTATGCCTTTGTGCAAAAAGAAGAGACAAAGAAAGTTGTAAACGGATTTACCACTCCGGAGGAAATGAAGGATATGGGCATTATCGATTTGTCAATAAGAAGACCAGGAATATTTAATAACAGGAGGTAAATTATGCTTGAAATATTGATAGGGGCATTAATATTTGCGGCAGGTTATATGACCTGCTTTTTTACTGTAAAAAAAGAGGTTAAAGTTAATAGCGATAAAAATGCTGTTGTTAAACGGGTTATGCCTAGTTTAAGAAATCCATTGCGGACATATGAGGTTTATTATGAAAACTACAAAAGCAAAGATAATAATCTTTACCAACCTATAAAACCGAAACGCAAAGCTTCTGTAAACGAGGTGGATACAGATGACGTATGATGAAAGAATGGAAAAGCATCAAGAGATGCGGGAAAAGTTAATGACGGAAGAAGATATAAAACTAACGGATAGGTATATGGATTGGTTTAAAAGCTCATGGCAGGACAAGGAATCAAGAGGGCTGTTTGACAAGTGGGAGCTTGCGGACTTGTACTGGGAGGGTGATGTTAACCTTCCGGAATCAGATGACGACCCTGGAAGTAATACAAATATAATTAACCCTAACATAGAAGGGCAAGTCGCATTAACTGTTGAGCATAATATATCAATTTTAGCCAATCCTCGTGAACCGTCAGATGTGCCATTTGCAGAACATGCCCAAATAATCGGGCAGTTTATTATTGACAAAAACAAAATGCGCAAAAAGCTTGAAGTATTTGCAAGGCGGCGTAAAAAGTTTGGGCTTGGGATTATATCTGTCATGTGGAATCCGAAAGCACTAGACAAAATGGGGCTGCCGGAGTTCAAGTGTTGGAATCCTGCTTATGTATTTTTTGACCCGAATATTACGGATGTTTATGATATACAAAGCGGTAGATTTGTAATTGCGGTATGCAATAAGTCAATCTTTTGGGCAGAGGAAACGTTTGGAGAAGATAAGGCAACTGCTATCTTACCAGCATATCATCCAATGGAATCGGAATGGCTGTTTGGTGAGGAAAGTTCGGAGCATGATGATATAACAAGGGATAATTATATGCATATGTTTGTATTTACAAAGAAGAAAGGGAAAATACGGCTTATTCAAATGAGCTCCTGCGGGATAAAACTGTGGGATAGTGAGGAACATTCAAGTATTGTATTCCCTAAAGATATTTACCCATTCTTTGTATGCCCAGACATGGCAAGGGAAGGTACAACCTATGCAAAATCAACAGCGGAATTGCTATTCCATATACAAGATTTAATTAATGATTTGGATGACCAAATAAGAATTAATGCAAGGTTGACAGGTAATATCCAAAAAGTTGTCGGTACAGCTTCTGGTATTGATATAGACAAATGGACTAACGAGCCAGGATTAAATATACCGGCAGCTGATCCTGCGGCATGGCAAATGGTTAAACCTCCAGAAATGCCGAATTATATCTTTGAACGCAGGAATCAGGCATTGTATAATGAAAGGCAGATTATATCAAGATTTTCCGACCAGCTTACCGGTATAAGGCAAAGAGGTGTTGATACTGCAACAGAAGCATTAGTATTGCAACAGTCAGGCTTGGCAGGCATAGACCATGATAAAGCAATGATAGAAGAAACACTGGGAGAAGCACTTGAATATGCTTTGGAGCTTGCTAAAGAAAACTGGACGGAAGAACAGGCGTTCAGGATAACAAATAAGAGAAATACATTCCTTTGGTATAACCCTAGCAAGTTAAAAAAAGTGCCCAGGCTTATACCAGTATCGGAAGAATACAGGCAGCAATGGTTAAGCATTAATCCGGATTTACCTGTACCGGAGTATATGCAGGCAATGGATAAGGACGAAAATGGTAACGAAGTGCCTGCAACGAAGAATGCAACATTTGATATTATTGTAAGCATAGGTGCAGGAATACCTAATAATAAGGCGTTTAGATATAATGCAGTAAAAGAAACATTTGTTAATGGTGCTATGGATATACAGGAATACAGGCAGCGTATAAGGGAGCTTGGTGTATTGCCTGAAACGTCATGGGAGCAGGAGCAGGAAAAGATAAAGAAGCTGGAGCAGTTACAGATGTTAAGGGCTACAAGAGGCAGAGATATTGCAGGGCTTGATATACCCGAAGGGGAGGGACAGAATTATGACATAGAAGGCTTAACTGTAAAAGGTGCACCAGCAGCACTTGCCGAAATGAAAGGAGAGCTGCTAAATGGTAATTCGCCAAAATCAACCGTATGAACAGGAACAGAAATTTATAAAACATATGACTAAACACCCGTGGTGGCAATATGATATTGATAATATTCGCAATAGCGAAAGAAAACTTGTTATAGGTACCGATGATATTTTAAGGCATTACGGGCAGAGGCTTATTTGCCCGAAGTGTGAAAGAGGGGCATACAGGCACAAGAAAAAGGATATGGCAAGATGCCTGCATTGTGGCTGGGAAGGGCAATCTGTAACGGTAGATGAGTATATAACTGGAAAATTATATAGATAGGAGGGATTTTATTGTTGAAAAATTTAAAAACTACTAAATGTGTCAAGTGTGATAAGGAAATAAACGGTATGAATTTGAAGCCGCCATTTTTAAATTCTTCTACACTTGGGATTAATCTTGTCAATTTTTACGGCAACAGGGTAAAAAAGTTTATGCGTGCCGTGTGTGATTGTGGGCAGGAATACATTGCTTACCTTTCACCGGCTAATAATGGATATAAAATATTAGACCTTGCAATTAAGGAGGGTGATAATGAATGTGAAGCTTCAAATGAGCCAAAACAGGGAAATGTTGAGGTAAAAATAAATATTGATAGACTAAGCCGGCAGGAGCTTATAAAAGAAGCCAAAAAACTTAATATTGCCGGCAATATTGTAACCATGAAGTCAGATGAGCTAAAAGCACTGGTAAAAGAGAAACTTGGGATTATATAGTTTTAAATTTTGTATTTAATATATTATTTCCAAAGGCTTGTCCTTAAAAGGATGAGCTTTTTTTATTGACCTTCACAAGTCGTTAAACTGTGAAATACGCTTCGGCTTGCGATAAAGCCGCAATAAAAATTCGTGTTCTCACACGTAGAAAAGGAGTAAAGGAGTGTTGATTTTATGAATAAAGACTTATTTAAGATTAATTTACAGTTGTTTGCTGGTGATGACGTTGAATTTGATATACCCGATGGTATTGAAGATTTGGAAACCGAAGAGGATGTAATAGAGGTTGATGTAGAAGATTTGGAAGATGAAACAGAAAACATATCCCAAGATGATACAGCAGAGGTTGAAAGTAAAAGCAAACAACCAAGACCAGACAGCAAGGATAACGAAATCATAAGAAATGCGGTAATAGCTGAAAGAAAGAAATGGAAAAAACGAGTTGAGGAACTGGAAGCAAAATTGAATTCAATCAAAGATACGACTATAGAAGAAACAGAGGCTGATGATTTGGATAAACAACTTGCTGAACTAGGCTTTGATGAAAAGACAATAAAAATTCTCAAATCAAAATTCAATAAAACACAAAATGAAGCTGTTACCGTGAAAAAGCTTGTCCAGAAAAAATTCCGTGATTTGGAGTTCAAAGAGCTTGCCAAAGACCCATTGTTTAGCGATATTGATTTGTACAGGGATGAGCTTGAAGAATTCATGGACAAAACTGGATTAAGCGCAGAGGAAGCTTACCTTGCTAAGTTCGGTAAAAACAAGATAACCAAGAGCAGGGCTGATATTGAGCGAGAGGTTGAGCAAAGAGTCCTTGCCAACTTGAAGAAGAAACAGGATATGGTATTTGACTCAACGGATAACGGCGAAGTCGGTACAAACAAGAAGCGTTTCAGATTAAGCAAGGACGAAATGGAGATTGCCAAGCTGGCAGGCATGACACCGCAGGAATACTACTTTGCCAAACATTCAAAATCTATAGACCAATTAAACAAAATATTAAAAAAGAAAGGGTGATTTTTAGATGGCTAAAAGGCTAGTTTATAAAGGCAGCCTGAACGGGACTGCCCCTGTTTACAGGTATTTCCCTGTAAATAATTCACAAACGATATATGCAGGCGATATTGTTGTTTTGTCTTCAAATAAAGTATCTATAGCTGCTGATGCTGCTGCGGCTGGTACTGTATTAGGTGTTGCCAATACTGATATAGTTACAACCACCGCAACTGCTAATGACATTATAGCTGTGGATATAAACCCTGCAAGTATATATGAGATGACTTATGAAGGTGCGGGGACACCTGCAATAGGTAATAAGTATAACTTGGGTACAGCCGCATATACCTTTGACGTTACAGATACTACGGGTGGATATATCCAAGTTGTAGGCAATGTTGATACGACTAATAAGGTTGCTGATGTAATACTCTGCAACAGGGTATTTGGTATGGCGTAATTAATTAATTCAAAAGGAGAGTGGTTAAGATATGAAGATGACAAGGGATAATTTTGGGGAATTATTGACCCCAATCCATAAAAAAATAATATGGAATGCATACAATGAAAAACCCGAGCAATATTCAAAACTATTTAAGGTTGACAAAATGGACAGGAAAGAAGTGACATACCCGCATCTTGGTGGATTTGGAATGTGGGGTACCAATACCGAGGGTAATGTAATTAATGAAGACAGCATGAGTGAAGGCGAAGTTGCAACATTTACGGCTGCAAGATATGACAAGGGGTACTCGATTACATGGGAGCTCGTAAAGGATGACTTGTATAATGTAATGAAAGGTATTGGCAAGGGCGGCAGTGCACAAGCATTGGGTAAAGGTTTGAGAGTAACCTGCGAAGTGCTTGCTGCTGAAATAATTAATAACGGTTTTAGCAATGTTGGCTATGATGGTGTTGCTTTGTTCTCGAACAGTCACCCGTTAGCTGATAGCGGCAGTCTTGGGAAAAACCTTGTTACTGGTGCATTGACAGATGCCAACCTAAAGAGCGCGCTAACGCTGATGAGAGATCAGGTTGACGAAGCCGGGCTAAAAATACAGGCTATAGCGGATACGTTATTTGTTGCTGCAAACCTTGAATGGACTGCATATACCATATTAAGAAGCGAAAAGGTTGCAGGCGAATTGTCTAACGATACTAATGTACTTCCCAGGCTTATTCCTGTAATAATGGATTACCTTGATGATAATATATGGGGCGTACAGGATTCTTCCATTGAGAATTTGTTATTCCTGTGGAGAGAGAAGCCGATATTCGATAGCCAACCGATACCAAAGACAGTTGACTGGTTTATGTATGGTTATGCAAGAATGACCTGCGGCTATAATGACTGGAGAGGGCTTGTTGCTAGTACAGGAGTATAATATAAGGGCAGTTATTACTGCCCTTTATTTTTATTGTAAAGGAGTGAGATAACGTATGCCTAAACTTATAGATAATTTATACATGAAGGATAGCTCAGAAAATGAAAGACAGATAGCTGATACGGATGGATACATTTATCAAAGAGGCACAAAAATAACTGCTACTGCTGCACAACTTAATACTTTGTATGGTACTGACAGAGCTGTAAAAGTTATCAGGCTGGCGTTAGGTAGTGCAGATACAGGCGGTGGCGTATTGTCGTGGGCTAATCCTGAAAGCTCGTCAATCATAGTGGAAAGGGTTATTATAGACGTTACCACAAAATCAACTGCGGCATGTACTATTGATGTTGGCACAACTGCTACAAGCAGTACTACTTCAAGCGATAATCTTATTGATGGGCTTGATGTAGGTACGGCAGTAGGTACTTTTGATAATATAAATGATGCGGGTACAAAAGGAAAAGCAAGGCAAAAACTTGCTTCGGGCAAATGGGTAACTGCATCAACGGCAAGCGGTTCAGCAGCAGGGTTAGCTGGATATGCGTATATACACTATATCGTAATATAACATTGGTTCGGGGCGGGAAACTGCCCTTTTATTTTATTTTATGATATGAAAGGGATGATAATATTATGGCTGATACTTATACAATTATAAACGGTCATAGTGTTAAGCTGATAGATAATGGCGATGGCACTTATAGTTTTGCAGCATTGCCACAGATAACTACACATACATTTCATAATGCTGCAACAAGCACTGGCAACGGTACAGAGTTTACCGTAGGCAATATGAAAACTTTAACTATAGAAATATACGGCACAAGCACATCAAGGACGATAGAGTTTTATGGCAAAGGGGACAGCGGAACATTAAGGTCAATAAAAGGTATTAACCTTTCTACTTTTGAAGCTGCAACTTCAACAACAGGTACTGGTGAGCTATGGCAATTTGACATTACTGGCTTGATTAGTGTAGTAATAAAACTTGCGGCAGTATCAGGCGGGAATGTTACGATTAAAGGGAGGGCTGTAGCATGAGCGATATTATAGCAAGAGGAATGGCCGCAAAAAATAAAGAAGATTTAGAGGCACTTGTCATTGG